TCTTCGCTGGGATCGGTTTCTTCTGGGGAGGGTTTGTGGGGAATAGTATGCACATGCGCGTCGGAGTCCCGTTCAGCATTTGGGGGTGTACCCGTGGGGTGGGGGTCGTCGCCGGTCAATTCTGTGAGTAGCTCATTCGCATCGATGTCCTGCGCATCATCCGTGTTCAGTAGCATCGTCTTCAATTGCGACATTATCTGTTCGCGTATTGCGCCGCTGTCTTTGATGTGCGTTACTTCTTTGCGCTCGGTAAATGCCGCCACTTCTGTCACCGTGCCGAGAATCTTTGCCGCGCTGATACGCGTAGCCGGTTTTGTTTCCGGATCTATGATCGTCGAAGTGAGCGTTGAAATTACAAGTGAGCGCAAAGCTTCGGCGGAATGCCATGACGCTACTTGTTTAGCGTGTTCTAAGGCTTGTATTTCTAGCTGTATTCGGGCGTCTGCTTTTAGCTTGCTTGCATTTGTTCCCACGGCTTTAGGTGATCCCTTGGCGTTGTAAGCGGTTCTATAGGCATCAGCGCCTGTCATTTCATCCAATACAAGCGCTTCAGCGAACTTTCTTTGCTTGTGTGTCAGAGCTTGACGGGGAATTCTCAATACTGAGCTTATCCCCTTATCTGCTATCGCTTCCCTTAGTTGCTTTCTACTTGGTGTCTTCATTCTGAGCCGCTGTTCGCTTCGCTCACCTGAGCGCTTCGGCCGCACGATACCGGAACAAATACAGAAAATCAATCACCCGGTCAAAACTGATAGCCAGGCTATCGCTTCCAGGCGCTTGATTAATAAATACAATCAAAAACATATTGCATCAACCCTTGACAATGTATTGCATCCTGCTAGTATCTACCCGTGCATTCAATCCCTGAATGCTCTACCTGATAGGGGAAAACATGGCAACGTATAACGGACACAAAAATTGGAATCACTGGAATGTGTCCCTCTGGATTAATAACGATGAGGGACTGTACCGGCTAGCTTGCATGGCGGTAAACGATCAAATAAACCGCCTAGCCGCCGCGCGTTACATGCTCGACTGTCTGAACAATAGCGGCACATATAAGACACCGGACGGAGCGCGTTATTCCGTTTCCAGTATCCGCGCTGCAATGATTGGAATGTAAACCGCTTGCCGGAGCGCTTCCGGCTTTTCAATCACAAGGGGAAACAATGAATATCACCGTCACCGTCCGCGATATCTACGGCATTCCGACAATTTACCCGGCTTGCGAAACCGCCAAGCTTCTCGCACGGCTTGCCAATACCAAGACACTCACACGGCAAGCGCTCGAAACCATTAAAGCGCTCGGCTATACCGTCACCGTCAAGGCTCCGTCAATCTAAGGGGAAACAAATGAAAAACCCGTTCAAAGCACAATTACAAGCCGAGGGATTGCCATACCGTCCGATACTCGGTGAATCAAGCGCCAAAACCGTCAAGGGTGAAAAAATCGGCTACTTGACGGCTATTTGCTACCTAGTACCGGACGAGAAGCTTTGCCCCTTCGCGAAGCTTGCCGGTTGTTTTGACGGCTGTCTGAATACAGCCGGAAGGGGCGCTTTCAATAGCACACAAAAAGCCCGTGCCGCGAAAACCGAATTTTTCCGCCAGAGCAACCGCGCTTTCATGCTCTCGCTTTGTGCGGATATCTGGACACACAAGCGCCGCGCTGAAAAGCTTGGATTGATACCGCTTGTACGTCCTAACGGTACAAGCGATATCCCTTTCGAGAATATCCAAATCGACGGACGGACGATTTTTCAAATCTTTGCGGATGTTCAATTCTACGATTACACAAAGCACCCGAGCCGCAAGCTTGAGGGGAAAACCGCCGGTAACTACGATTTAACTTATTCATTCTCGGCGCTCACTCCGAAAACGATATCAATCAAGGGATTGTCGAATACCGCAAATCAGCGCACGGCTGTCGTTTTCCTGAACCGCTCCGATATCCCTTCCGAGTTCCGCGGTTGGCCTGTCGTCGACGGTGATGACACGGACGTACGGCATATTGAGCCGCGCTCGGTTGTCGTTGCGCTTTACGCCAAGGGAAAAGCAAAAGCCGATACAAGCGGCTTCGTGCAAATCAAGGGGAGGGATTATTGATGCGAACAATTACAGCCAGATATCCCGGGTTCTGCGCGGCTACCGGCGCTCGAATCCTAGCCGGTGACGTTATCGAATGGCAACGCGGCCGCGCTGTACTGTTAAAGCGGAAAGCCGTCCGCGTGGATACCGTCACCTTGTATGGGGATCAAGGTCCTACCGAGTTCTACCGCAACGCCCGTGGCCGGTGCATTGACGCGCCGTGCTGTGGTTGCTGCACTATTTAAAAGGGGATTGCATATGAGTTACCGCACAGAATTTCCTGATTTCGTTCTTGATGTCGTTATTCCTGACGGCTTTGAAGATAACTCGTGGCATAACGATGTGTGTCCGCGCTTCGAAAAGCAATTACCGGACGGTAATTATTTGGTGATTTGGGTTGATTTTGCGAATCCAAGCGAGCGCGAGTATTTGAATTGCCACCGGTTCGCAGTTGACCTGCACGATTCGGACTTTACTTGTTTGGAAACATTAATTACGTCCGACGATTGGCACGAAATAACTTTATTCATCGATACATTCTAAAAGGGGATTGACAATGACTGACCCACGAAACCTGCGGGAAACCGAACTATTCGGGCATGAAAAATTCGTGTGCTATTGGCGCACGGGCATGGATGATCACGTTGTGGAAATACACGGCGCTGATTTTTTCAATGAAGACAACGGCTACCGTCCGGACGACATCGAAACCCTCGCCAATATTCATATCGGCGAATCGGCTGACATATCAGGTCCAACGCAAGAGCATTATGTTTTGCGCGTCTATTGATACAACACACAAATTGTGAAAGGGGATTGACATGAATAAGCTACACGCACACGACACCGAATCATGGCTAGACACAATCTGGTCAGCGCTCCACGCCTACCGGGAAGATTGTATTCCGGAGGGCAACGAAGATTATGACGACGAGTGGTCCGACATCTGCACGGCGATGGCGTGGATTGAAGAAGAATTAACCGAGCCAGACACCGACGACTACATCAGCTACGACTTCAGGGAAGGGCAAATCGTCGAACTATTCCACGAGCGGCCACAGGCTGCATGGGATATTGACTCTGCGCCCGACACGGTATTGCGGAAGGTAGTTGCTTGGGCTGAAAAGCAAAAAGAGTTCGACGATTATGAAAGGGTGGACGGTGATGTATCCGCCATGGAACAGGTCCGAAAACATGTTCCTGCCGACAAGTTAAACAAGTACTTGTCAGAATAACTGCTATCCTGCGCCGATGACTGAACGCAGAATGTTCACCCTGTACCTGATTGAGAATGCTGACGGTCAGGTCAGGGTGATTTCCGATTACAGCGGGGAGGGTGACCGATGCCTAGCCTTGGGCGTGGAAATCATGCAGTCGCTTGCCATCATGCAACCGTTTACACACGGCGACCTGACTCTAGCCATGCCAACGCGCACCGATGTTGAGCATTAACGACTGCAAGCTCTGGCTGAAAGCGAACAGTCCAACGCGCCGGTGATAATCGTTGGCATCCTCACCCTCAAGATCCGACATCCAGACCGGCCATCCGATATCGGCTGCGGCTTGTTGCCCTGTACCGCTTTTGTCATAGTCAGCAATCACCAATCCCTGCTCGAGTCCCGCGGCCACCCGGACCATGTTCCCCGCTGAAAAACAGCAGTGGATTGTGTACCGATGCTTCATCTGTTTCATGGCCGCGCGAACGGATAGCGCCGTGGCGTAGCCCTCGCAGACAATGTTGATTCCCTTATTGTCAAAGCTGAAGGCCGCACCGGCTGTACGCTGACCGTACAAAAACTTCTTGGTTCCGTCCTCCCAAATTTGCTGCAAGCCCACCAGAGATTTGCCAACGCGCATCGGGATCAGCAACACCGGCTTATTCTCAATGTTCAAGACCGAACCCTGCTCGTCCGGAAAACCTTTCGCTTCCAGATACGCATGGCTGCGGTAGCCTGATTCATTCAGCATGCGAACTGCTTTGCTCACCGCTTCGGTTGCTAGCTTCTTGCGCTCCTGGTCGGCCTTCGCTTGGCTGATAATGATTGACCGCATATCTGGAATGTTCACGCGGCTACCCGGCTCCGGCTTCCACAGGCTGACAACGGTGGATGTCGCATGGTTCTGGACAAAGCCGTGGTCACCCATGTATTTGACCGCGCCGTTGCGCTTCTTCGGGTGATCCTCTGTCGGGTAACGTTTCCACGATCCGACAGGCGGCAGGTCATTGATGATGATGCCGTGTGATCTAGCGAATTGAATGAAGTCCATCAACCCCTCCCAATTGATCGAAGAAAAGCTTTGAGCTTTTTGTTTACGAATTTGCGCGTGTCTATCGATGGCTCCTGCGGATGATTGTCAATCAAACCCCTAGGCCAGACACCGAACTTGTCCTTGTATGTGTGCGCAGCTCTGCCCTTGCTCCAGTTTTCATACCGGATCAGGTACTGCATCTGGTTCCAGAACGCCTGCTTGCTTTCTTTGGATGCCGTACCTGTCAGCTCCACCATCTCACCTTGGACGGCAACGACTTTGTTCTTGCGCTCCCGCACATGGCCGCAGTTGTAGCAAGTGTCAGAGTTGGACGGCCACAACGCGCTGCACTTTGGGCACTTGCTTGCTTCTTTGATCTTGTCTGTAGGTTCGCGCTTGGCTTTCTCTTTGCCCTCGTCGAGCTTGTCCACACCCTGCTCGAACACTTCGTCCCAGTCCTCACGGAACCGCAGGTAGTTGCCGCCATGATCCAGCCAGACAGCAAAGTCTTTGCCCTCGCAGCCACGCATGACCCTGCCCATCTGCTGGATGTGTGATGACAAGCTCTTTGAAAATGGCCGCGCCGACACACCGATCAGCACATCAGGTACATCAAATCCCTTGGTCAAGATGTCCGTTGCTATCAAGCCGGTGATCTTGGTGTCTGGCTTACTGAAGTCCTCGATGACCTGCTTCTTCCACTCGTCATCATCCCGATAACTGATGCAGATAAAGTTATGACCTTCTGCCTGGAACTTGCGTGCCAAGTGTGTGCCATGGTCCACGCCCGAAGCAAAGACGATAGTCTTCACCGGCTTGCCAAAGATCTGATAGGTCTTCGCAATCCATTCTGAAACAACATCACCGGTGATCTTCATGCCGCGCTCGGATGCCTCGGCCTGACTCCACTCGCCCGCTACCTTCTTCGCGCCAGACATATCAATTTCTTTTGCGATGAACACACGCAGCGGTACAAGAATCTTCTCGTCGACTAGCTGCTTGGTGGTGACGGTGCTGACCACGTTGTCATAAACCTTACCCAAGCCTTTGGTAAACGGCGTGGCGGTCAACCCGATAACTCTGATCTCTGGATTGTTCTTGATGAACTCCATTGTCTGTTCGCGCGTCTGGTGCGCTTCATCCACGATCAGCAGATTCAAACCAGGGAACGAGCCGCGTCGCTCCAGCGTCTGCGCGGAACACACTTGGATGTTTTCGTATGGCCGATAGCGCCAATGACCAGCCTGCATCACGCCGTGGTCGATGCTGTATTTTTCTAGCCGCTTGGATGTTTGATCACAGAGGACAACACGATCAAGTAGCATGGCTGCTCGGTTGCCCTTGGCTTTCGTAGCGCGAAGCATTTCAATAGCAACTTCTGTTTTGCCAGCGCCCGTTCCAAGATAAAGAATCTGCGCTCGTTTACCGGCTGCAAACCCATCTCTCAACTTTTGTATTGCTTCCTTCTGGTAGTTTCTAAGATTAAGTTCAGACATGCTTGTACCTTTTGTAGTTTATGTATTTAGAAATAGTTTGACGCGCGACG